ATGATGCTAGGCAAGACTGATACGAGAGCCGCATTGGCAATTGCATTTACATCTAGGCCGACTGCTAGATAGGTCGCTAGCGCCGTTGCTAGGAATGTCTTTGCCCAGCTCTCTGCCATTTTCTTTAAGTCGCTCATTAGCTTCTCCTTCGAGGTTGAAATAACTGCCATCTTTGTCTCCCAAAGTTGTAAATGAAATATGGAAATGCGACCGGTGAGGGTTAGCGCCTTTGTAAGCTCTGCGCTTCCAGCCCAGTATCGGACTCATAATCTTTCCATCGTAGATTATGTATTTAATTCGCTTATCGCCCTTCTTGGCTAACTTGCGAATCTTCTCAACTAGCGCGTAAGCCTCTTCTTTATGAGCTGATAGATCAGCATCAATATCTAAAGCTCTAACGATTCCATTGACTGGTATATGGTCAGAAGTCCCTTTAGCAAGATGCCTAGCGTCAGCAATCCAGCCATCAGACTTCCTATCGCGATCAGGATAATCGTCATCGATTTGCTCCCGAAGCTGAATACCAGCTGCACATAATTTAGCCATTTACCCATTCACCTAAATCTTCATTCCAATACCAATCTAAACCTTCAGGTCGAGGAGTTGGCGGTTGCCAATCAAAGTTATTATCTAATGACCAACTAGGATAAGGTTGCGGTGCAATAAATACATCAGCATTAGTGTCGTAAGTAAAACCTATGCCAGCGTATTGATTGCGTATGTTGCCGTTGTAGGAAGTGCGCTTGCAGGTTTGGCCTCTAAAATTGCCATACCAACTTTCGGTATCTAAACCTTCAATAAGTTCAGTTTCATCAATGCCTACAATAACTTCAGTAACTATATTGTTATTATCTAAAAATGCGTAGTGTGCCATTATGCCCAACTCACATTTCCTGTGCCAGCAGTAATCGTTGCGCGTTTGAAACCGCCACTTGCAGCACTTTCAGTCCCAGTTACTCCAGCGCCAAAGGTTATTGTCCGAGTATCTGGATATTTAATAATTACAACACCGCTTCCGCCTGCTCTGCCAGAACTGGAACCTGCAGGACTATTGTCGTTATTTCCACCACCACCGCCGCCACCAGTGTTTGCAGTTCCAGCAACTGGATTATTTCCGTCTAAAGCGCCTGCACCGCCGCCACCAGCGCCACCTGCTCCAGCAGCTCCTTCATAGCTTCCACCACCACCGCCGCCAGCATAAGTTACTGAAGATCCTGTAATTGAATTGGCTGTTCCTGCGCCACCTGCGCCACCAGTTGCACCGCCTCCTGTTCCAGCATTACCACCAACCGCAGATGCACCGCCACCGCCGCCCGAAGCACCAGAATTACCATTGTTTCCGCCATTATTACCTTCGGATGGTGAATAGCTACCTGCGTTTCCTGTTCCACCATTGGCAGCACCTTGCGCACCCCTTGCAGCTCCACCGCCAGATCCACCATTATTTCCAGAATTATTATTTGAAGCGCCGCCACCGCCGCCGCCTGTTGAAGATGAAGTATTAAATGTGGAATTACTTCCGTTACTTCCTCTAGTAGTAGTAGGGCCATCACCGCCAGCGCCACCAGCTCCTACTGTTACTGAATAATTAGTTCCAGTTAAAATAGATAGCGCAGTAAAATTTCTGTAACCACCAGCTCCCCCGCCACCGCCAGTGTTTCCACCGCCGCCACCGCCGCCAGCAACGACTAAATAATCAATATCAAATGCAACTGAACGGGGATAATTTTGTGAAGCAATAATCCCGATTAAACTCATTAGGCAATATCTCCTACTACATACCAAGTGTCGGTTGCGACCTTGATGCAAGAAGCGGCTGAATACTGAGCTCTTAACTTAGGTGCTATGGCAGAGGCTCCTGTTGATGAAATCGTAGTAGTGCCTGAAGTAACTGCTTTGATTGTGGTCTGGCCTGCACCGATTTGAATAACATTGATTACTGTTCCAACTGGAAAAGCAACGCTGGCATTGGTTGGAATCTGAAAATCATTAGCACCAGCAACGGACATAGTTACTAATTTGAACGCATCGCCTAAGACAACTGTATAAGTGGCAGTCTGAGCGTTTAGTTGTAAATTAACGCCAAGAGCCCATTCAGGAGCAGTTGCACCAGAATTGACGCGAAGCAATTGACCATTAGATCCAATAGCTACTCTAGCCTTGGCGGTGCTGCTAGTGTAGTAATCAATATCTCCAGCAGTAGTTCCCGGACTTAAGGATTTAACTGAAGTATCAATTGAGCTGCCAAGTGTTCTAATGGCTAAAGCGCCATCCTTGACTAGATCCGTATCATCTGGGGTTTCCCAGTTGTAATTTGTTGTATTGGCCATTTAGCTAATAACTCCTATCGCATCTTGCCATTCTAAGGTATTGAGCACACTATTCCAGCTTTCTGCTGCATTGACCTGAGCCCATTGTTGAGCAAAGGCCGAGAACTCTGTTGGGGTAGCCAAGAAGGTTACTGATAGGCCCGAGACTGAAGCGTTGAAAGTCCAGCCCTCAATAAAGCCAGTAAATTCGCCACCGAGGATATTAAGAGGCAGGTTGGTAATTCTGACCGGCTGGCCCATAAATATATTTAGTAGGGCGTTTCTATCAGCGTCATCAATCTCTGGCGATTGAAGAGCAAAGGTAATCGATTGAAAGGTATTTCTAGGCCAAGCCCTAAGACCAATAAGGCGATCTGCTACATCTTCCACATCAGCCGCGTTCTTTAGGTAGCTATTAAATTGCTCGGCAAATAGGCCGTATTCAGATTGAGAGTCTAAATCTTGAGCAGTATAGGAGCTATTAAAATTGTTGCCATAGTCCATAATTATTTTATTGCTTAAATCCCCTTGGCGCTGAATTACGCCAATGCCAGAAGCGATGGCGTGAGAAGCGTCTAAGTCTGTGTAGCCATTGGCTATCAGATAATCTTGGCGATGGCTGGCATCCGCATAGTTGATATTGCCGTTGGCATCTTCATACATATAACCAAGGGCCGAGCTAGCAATTTGATTAATGATTGGGTAAATGATGCTATCGGTAATCTGGCGGCTGACCATCGTATATTCGCCAGCGTCAATTGTTCCAAAGCCAATATTGCCAGCTTGCGCCCAAGTCTCTGTCGCGTTGTAAGTTGCCCAAGTTTCCGCTGGTGGCAATTCATTCCAACTTGATAGCAATAGCTCATCTAGTAAATCCGTAATCTGCGCGCCGTCTAAACCTTCGGCTAAGTTGCCATTAAATATTGCTCTCTGCGTTCTAGCCAAAGCTCCAATAGCCGTAATTCTTAAGCTGGTGATTACTGCGCTAGATCCTGCGCTCCTGACGATTTGCCTTAAGTCTGAAATGCGACCGCCAAAGATGGAGACATAAGTGCCAGTAGTGTCTTTGACTTCGATAGTTACTGCGGTGTTAATACTAAAATCATAATTAGTGCCATCAGTATTTATCACTTCTAGGAAGCAATATCCAGCAGGAGTAGGTGAGTTAATATCCTGACGGCCAGAGGTAATAGTTAGGTTGCTTAAAGTAACCGAGGTTAATTCGCTGCCATTGACTAAAATCTTCCAATCGGGAGTCCAAAGGGTCATAGGATTTGAGCCGAAGTCCTAAGATCACCAGCGCCAGTAGTTCCGCGATTAGTGGAGTTGTTGAGCGCCAATATGACTGCTCTGGTAAATCCTTCTTCATCGATAGCTGATGGAGCATTTACATTGACTATAACATTGCCGCGTTCTTCTCCAGCTCTGACGGCAGCAACATTAAATCCAGATGGAATTGCATTACCGCTTGGCACTAGCGTTGAGGGGGCGCTAGGAGTAGTAGCTGATGGAGCGCTTGGAGTAGTAGATGGCTTAGGAGCTGCTGCGATGCTTGGGCTTGGAGCAGTAGCAATCTTTGGAAGTGTTGAGCTGCTAGGAGTGCTGGGGGCTGAGAATGATGGCTTGGAAATAGTAGATACATTAGGCAGAAGTGGGACGGCATTATAGGCGCGAATAAGAACATTTATTGCATCAATGGCGAAATTAACTGCGCTCTTAATTCCATTAACTACTGCGCCAATAACATCCAAAATACCACCAGCAACTTTGCCGATAAAGCTAAGTGCTCCGCCAAGGTTATTAATTAATACCGGAACTACGAAGTCTTTAATAAAATTATAAAGAATAGTTAATGACTCTTTATTTCTTGCAATAGCATCCGTAACTGGTTTAAGTGCTGCATCCTTGAATTCTATAAACTTAGGGATAACTGTGTTAATAAAATAATCTAATAACCTTTGTAGGGTAGGCAATAAAGCAGCTCCTACTGATTCTTTGGCCTCATCAAAACCCACTTTGAGTCTTGCGATTTGCCCTTCAAAAGTATTAGCTTGGACTGTAGCAGCTCCGCCAAAAGTATTTGCCAATTGCTTGACTGTGCCTTCTAATCCAAGAGTCTTAATTTCGGCAGTTGATAAGCCAACACCTAGACGGCTTAGAGAGCTTGTATTGCCTTCGTAAGCTTTACCTAGAGCATTAGATACTGTTTCAACACTTTTGCCAGTAGCGGCTGAAATATCTAAGGCTAGGTTTAATAAATCTTGAGACTTAGTTACTGATCCTGTGGCAGTTGCTAGGCGCTGAAGCGCTGGACGCAACTGGTCATCAGCAACGCCAGTAGCCAAAGAGGTTTTAAGTATCTGCTCCTCAACTGCTGAAATCTGGGCGTCAGTAGCGGCAGTAACATTCTTGAGAGCATTGGCTAAACGAAGCTGAGCAGCCTCATCTTCAATAGCTGCCTTAACGCCATCAACGGCTAACTTGACTGCATAAGCCGCTGCTGCTGCCGCTGCCGCTGCAAAGGCTGCTGCTGCGACTTTGCCGAACTTCTCTAACTTACCGCCAAAGCCTTCAACTTCTTTAGAGCCAGTATCAAGATTTTTCTTGAGGTCAGCGACATCAGCAAGAATCGAGAGTTTAAGTGTTCTACTGCCAGCCATTACTTATCCCATTCTTTCAATATCTTGGAAAATGCTTCTTGCCATTTTTTAATCAATTCAGGCTGAATCTTACGAAGGGTTGGGTAGATAAAGTAGCCAGCATTGCCGCGACCTTTGCTGGGTGTTCTTCTCGGGAACTGACGCAAGCGATTAGATCCAAATTCATAACCTGCCC